CAACCATCCATACTTATCATTTAGGAAGCTTTTAGCTGCAGCTTCTGCTTGTTGGGCACTTTGATTGTTTAACTTAGTTGAAACAATATAAACAGGACAATCTATATAGTCTCGAATATTTCCTTGACTAACATTTGTAGGTTTTGCTTCAACAGTATCACCGTTTGAGTCAATAATGACACCTGTATGATTCCAATAGCTAAATGGTTTCATTTTACCATGATATCTCAACCATTGACCAAAACGAATTACTTTAGCAGCAGCACCTTTTGTCTCAACAAGAAAAAAATCTCCTGGTTTGTAATCAATTGCAGCTTCACCTACTGGATAATATTTATAGTTCATTATCTTCTATTTCATCATAAAATTCATCATTCAAACCAAAATGTACACTACTTGTATACCAGCTATTAAGAGCAGGTAAAATTGCTTGACCTTGATTACTTACAGGAATACTTTCTGTAGTAACTTTACCATGACCTTCAGCAGTATTGGGATTAATTTGAGTATTATTTTCTACTGTATTCATTTGAGGACCACCTTGTCCTCTATCGCCTCTAGGGGCAACAGGATTAGGAACAATACTTGGTCCACCAGGGCTTTTAGTAACATCTGTAATATTACTAGTACCTTCATCAGGGGTAGCTGGAGTACCAGGTCCACCCATAAACCCAATACCAACTCCCATTTCTCCATTATTTTCAATTTCAGCTATTTTATAACGTTGATTCCAATTCATTACGAATTTCCTGACTTATCGTTAGAAGTACCCATACCACCAATACCACCCCAAAGATCAGCTAGGGTTCTACCTTGAGGCAATCCATCTGCATCATCAGGGATTGGTAAACCATACTCATCAACTTTTTGTTCTTTTTCTTTTGCAATTACCCAACTAGAAAATCTCTTATCACTAGCTGGGTTTCTAATATTATCCTGGTCAATAATATATTGAGCATCTTGAGTATCTGGAATATGTAAATTTGCATCTACTCCACTCTTACCTTGTTCTGTGGTAAATGGATTATTACTGGCTGTATCAGTAAGAGGAGAATCATTAATACCCTTACCGTGAGCAAAATCAGGGTAGTCATTAATGTCTGCAAATTTAGGTACTTTTACAATTCTTTTTTTAAAATCTCCACTACTTACAGAACTAATAAAACTAGAATGAATGAGTTTTTCTCGAATAACTTCATTAGTAAGATGTTCATCTGTATTTACAGCAAAAGTAATAAACCCATTAGATTCAGTAAACTGTGGATCATAGCCTGTAAAACTATGAGAGATATTGGCATAAGCATAATCTCTGTTATATTCTGAGACTGTTTCACTCAGTTTTACTCTATAGGTCTTTCTCATGTTACTTTTATGAGATCCTTTACTTTTTACAGGTTGGGATATTTCTTAGACATAAAGTTCTCTAATGACGAACCTTCATAGCGTCTACAAAGATAATCTAGAGAAACAAACATAGGGTCATAGCTTCCATCTTTTACTTGATGTTTTACTACAATTCCTCGCCAATGAGCATTTCCTTGAGGTCCTTTATAATCTTCATCATGCAAATAACATGCACCAGCAACTAAACCGTGTTGTGATTTTCCAGCTACAAATCGCAAACCATACATAAGAGTTTGTTGATGACCCATACTAAATGTATGTCCAATTGTCTTGAGTCTTGTCTCAATATTCTGCCCACCATAGGGTTTTCCTGTCATTGGATTATAAAAGAAATGAGAGTAGGCAACCCCATCTAACCAGATTGGTTGAGTAAAATCACTGACATTCCATCCACTACGAGCATAATCTAATTTATCTAAACCAAGCATTCCTTCTAGCTGAGGATTAGCGTTAATTGCTCTATTAATTCTATCTTCATGATTACCAAGAGTAATATATCTTTCAGGGTTCCACATTTTTTGTTTTCCCTTTTTACGATATTCATTGTAATCATAAAATGGTTGATTTAAAATTCTCCATGCTTCATTTGCAGAATCTAGATCATCTTGGTAACGACGACCTTCCATTTTTTTCATTCCTTTATCATATTGTGATAAAGAAGGCATATCTGCATGATCCCCAATATGGATTATTTTGATATTTTTATTGTGATATTCTTCAACAATAAACATACCAATCCAGTTAAGGTGGTCTGTAGGTACATCAAGCTTTGCTTGAGTATCTGGAATCATAATATGAGTAACAGGTAGATCTTCTATTGTAGATTCTACTTCTAGCTTAAATTTATCCCAATCGAAATCCGACATTTCTTTTTTGGTCATTTAACTAATCTTCTTTTGACTCTTGTTCTACTTCATCCTTTTTGATATCTTCATCTTTTAGGGCTTTAGCAGTTTTGTCAATAGGTTGACTATATCTTAACATTAGTGAAATCCTTTATGTTTGTTGATTCTTTGAGTTAAAGTATCTTTGAGATACTTCCTTGCTTTTACTCCATCTTTTGGAAGCTTTCCTTGCCAGGTAATAGATTGTGGTCCTGACACTCTAATGGACCCATCATATCTTCCATTTTCACCCAACAATACAGCTTCTAATTCTAATTCACATTTACTACATTTCCATGTTTCAATAATTTCGTAGGGAATAAAAACCTCTAATGGATCTTCTTCTCTACTATTTAATGAAATTCCTTCTGGTAATTCTATCATATTATAGAGCGCGTGCTGCTGACCAACCAAGATTTTGCAAATATTCTTCTATAGAAATAGAATTTATTTCTGCAAGAGTATTGATAGTAGAAATCAATAGCCCAGTTAATACTCCAAACAACAACATAACATCACTTTCAAGTATTAATTCGTGTGCTTCTTCTTCCTGGCCAGAAAGTATGGCAGTTAAAATTGCTACAACTTTAATTATATTTTCAGCTGCGGTTTCTTCCATAAATTCCTTTATCTCCATTATATAGACTATTGAGTGATCAACAAGTTATCAACTGGTTAAACAATCTTCCCAATCTTCACCATTAAAGTAATTTTCCATATTAAGTCCAGCAACATAGATTTTAAATCCACTTTCTTTTGATGAATTAAACCCTTCCCAAAATTTTGTTCGGAAATTTTTTCTATGAGTTTTAATATCTCCACCACATTTATCCGGGCAGCTTTCATCTAGACCTTCACGATTAATTCTAGTACGTTCTCTTGCTTCTGCAGATTGCAATTGTTTAAAACCTGGTTTGTTTTGTTGATAAGTTTTAACTCTTTCAATTTGACGAGATCTATGTTCCTCATCATTTTGATACCGTTCTTTTTGAACTGATCTAATTCTATCGCTTTGACGACCATAATGATTAATATTACGGTAATTGCGATCTAATTTACCTTCTTCAGTTTGATAACGATTTCGAGATCTTTCATTTATCAAACCCTTTTTTTGTTCAGGGGACATTGAACGCATTTGCTGATTACGAGTTTCATGCTTATAAGTTTCGTTGTCTTCAATTGCTGATTTCAATTCACCTTTTAATGCAGAATATTCAGCTTTATGGCCTTCTTGTAATTTAAGTAAACCAGCTCTAAAATCAGGATTGTTTTTAAGTCTTTCATTTACCATTTGAGAAGTTGGTTTAACCTTACTTCCAGGAAATCCTTGGGCAACATATTCCCAAGTTTCTCTATGGTGTTTTGTAGCTAACTCATTACTACGATTTTCAATATCAGATCTTTTTTTAAGAAATTCTGGATGATCTGGTACTTCTATTTCACTCTCAATAACAAAGCCAAACCTTGTGAGTACAGCTCTACGGGTGTTCTTAAAGGTCTCTACCTTATTCCCATATAATTTAAACCTATTTAAAAAAGACATTATTCTCCAAGAGAGGCTTTGAGGAACCAATCCCATTTTTGATGTTGGTCAATACGTTCAGCAATAAAATTAGCAACACCTTGTTCATTTGCATCATTTGCAACTTTAAAAGTATTTTTTAGCTCAGTAATCATTTGAGAATTCATTTCTTGAAATTTACGAGCTAATCCAATTGGATCTTTACTGATAAGACCAGTTTCTTTAATATTAGCATTAGCTACTAATTCTGTCATTACAAATGGAGCTTCTCCACCAAGTTTAACAATATTTTCTGCAATAGGGTCAATATGTTCGTAAATATCATCTACAATTTCATCAAAAAATTTGTGATATTCATAAAAGTCGTTGCCTTTGAGGTTCCAATGAAAACCATGAATAGTATGATAAAGAACATATGCATCAGCAAGAGTCTTTTTTAAAGCACTCATTAAATCACTGTCAGTTGCAATAGCAATAGCTTCTTTTTTAAAAGTTCTAAAATCTTTTAAGTTACTCATGTTTTCTTTCTTAAGCATCCCATTAATAGGGAAATGGGATTTCTTAATTATTAAAACCAGTTAGCAGTTGTACCAAGAACATCATCTACAATATAGTTGTTCTTTTTAGAGGCTGTACGAGCTGTATTGAATTCATTAGTTGTTTTACTAGCATTTTTTTCACGTCTAACAATTTCAACGTTATCAACAAAATTATTAATAACAGCTGCTCTTTTTTCAACATCAAGGATTGGCATAGTCTTTTGTTCTACAAAATAAACTGCAGCTTCTCGAGTTGCAAGTTGACTGTCAAGTAGACCATGGAATTGATCTTCTACCCATGTTTCAGCACCTGCTGTAACAAAATTAATCCAATCAGCTTCTACAAATTCTTGGTTGACTTTATTGGCGACTCTGTATAGAGTTGAACCATCATCTTCACCCATGTCAGCTGTTCCAAAATCAGTTACTCTATAAGCACTGGCTATTGTTCCACCTGGAAGGCTTTGTAGATACTCTTCTGTGTCATAGTCAACATATTCAGAAGCAACTTTTTGTAATTGTTCTTTTTCTGTTTCTAGTTCAATTAAAGTATTAGCAAACTTAGATAGACTTCCGTCATCTACAGATGGACTAGAACTAGCCATCTTTAGCTCATCAATAACATCTTGGATAATTTCCATTCTGTTATAGATGCTAGCAGATGAACCATCAAACCAACTTGCTTCTCTAACAACTCTTTGAGCTGTTCTAATTATTGTTTCTGTATCATTCATATTATTCTCCCTATTGAGATCTTTTTTAGTAGCTAACATGCTATTATTTAATTGGTCACCCATTGGGTTGTTTCCAACTCCAAGAGGTTCACTTCTACCGAACGGACCACCA